TTATTTCAAGTCCGTTATCCATACTTTCTTTGGAAAATCTTTAGCAACATACCTATACCAGGCCTCGTGAGACGCACTTTTTTCAGGCTGTCGTTTGTTTAACCTCCTCTGTTCCCATTCCACGTAAGTTTCTTTTTCAATCATATCTTTCCACTCAGGTTCTTCCTCTGATATTATAATCAGGTTCTTCTGAACGAGCTCCAGTGTGAAATCATAAACAAGATTTCCAAAAGCTTCATCTAAAAATGATGAAGCATATCCACTTGTTCCATCTAATGAAACTTCCAGCATTTCATTAGCATTTAAAGCTTTATAAAAAGCTTCATTTAAAACTTTGTGGTAGAAATCTTCACCCGAATCATCTCCTTGACGAGAATATCTTGGTCCGGGATCTGTAGAATAATTAATTACTGCAATTTTGTAAATCTGCTTCGCCATCTTTCTATACATTCTTTATTTAAAGTCCAATAATAAAAAGTACCTTTAAACTTATTCTTGAGTATCTTGGAATTTTGTGGGTTTTCAAAGTCCAAAAATACATTATTTGTAATAACAATCAAGTTCTCAATATGTTTATTTTGGGAAGTATTATAAATTTTAGGCAATCCCTTATTCCTATTTGGGTCCTTTGTCCTTGATTCATATTGTTTTTCAAAGGCATTTAATAAGATTTCCTTTGAGTCATTCAACATACTATCTTGGATTTGCTTAAAAAATTTCCTGCGTATGGTTTTTAAAATACCTTCACCAATATCTGTCATTGTAAAGATAACCTTATCTTCCATGTAACTTGTCGAAAATAACCAATTTTTCTTTTGCTTGTCTTCATTTGCATGTTCCACAGAATTTGCGCAAATTTCCTGAGCAATGCTATAAATAGGTTTATAGTTATCTTCAACACCCGTCAAGTGTTGCACAGCTTTTCTTATCTCACGAGCTGTAGCTGCATTATCTGTTCTATCGAAACCTCGGTTTAATATTAAATTCTTATTATTTCTGGGAAATGTTGCTTTTTTCACTACATCTTTCATTCTATCCAAAAAACCAGAATCGACAATAACCTTTTTGCATTGTTCAATGGAAGGAAATGTTCCCCAACTTCTGATGTTTCTCTTTGATAATTCGTTTAATTTTGATAAGAACAAACAAATAGCACCAATGTCAATTGCAGAAACATTACATAATTCAAATTTTACTATTTTAACGCCAGAGTTTTTCAATAAAATTTTTTCAATCTTTTGAATAAAAGACAAAACATTTTCTGGATATTGCAGCAAAGCAAAGTATTTGGGAGCAAACAAGGTTTGTTGTACAACTCTATTATGTGCATATCCTCCCCTTTCTCGCCTGTATTTTGTCTTTTTTCTACAATTTCGAGTAATCCTTAGGAGCTTAGCTTTTTGTTTAGCTTTTCTAAGCCTATACTTATGGCTAATATGCCACCAACGTGAATGACCTATAATCTTTTTTTTCATACTTTCATCTCTTGTACTTGTAGTGGTAAATCATGTTGATGATATCGTCTCAAACTAATACTAACTATTCCAATCTAATCACACCTATTACCAGCGCCACGTTGTAGATGTGGTCAAGCGAAAGCTCGAAGGGCTCGTAGCGTTCGTTGTCGGAAACAATGGTGACATGCTCCTTGTCGCTTCCCGGCTTGACACGCTTGATGAGCGGGCCCTGGTCTGTATCGAGGACGTACACCTTGTTCCACTGAAAGAACAGGTCGGACATGGCGAGGCGTTTACAAGCTACGATGTCTCCGCTGTTGTATTTGGGATACATACTACTCCCCTTTACACTGATCAGGAAGTCGGCTCCTTTAAATACAGGCACCACGTATCGCTCGCATTCGTATTCCATGACTTGCTGGTCACCGCTGAAAGCGCCGGCCATTGCGCTGATTGGAATAAGTGGTATGCCTTCTCCCACTGCTTGAGCGGGGAGGGCCACGACTTCAGAATCTAACTTGGGGGATTGGCGGAGCATGGGATCCTCACCCGTAAGAAGCCAATGCGTGGAATAACGGGGATATTTTTCAACCAATATGCTTATCCATTTAGATTGTATATCCGTCCCATTACTTATAGCACGAGATAAGACTCCTTTGCTGGCACCTATGCTACGCTCCAATGCACCGATAGTTATCCCCTCATTTTCGGCAATCTTCTGTATTCTTAATAAAATATTAGCCATAATATTGAAAATTATCACCTAATTTCTTGTTTGGTTGAAAATTATCCCTTATGTTTGCACCATTGTTCAATGAAACACCGCGCTAAAGGTACGGAAAAGCATTGAAAAAAGCAAAAAGTCTCGAGTGAATGAATTTTGAATTTAAAACCGAAATAAAAAGACTATGATGGAAAAGAAAGTAAAGCACCGCATCGAGATTTCTGCGGAAGGGAAAGCAGCATTGGCAAAAATGTTTAACGTGACGGTACAGAACGTAAGCCAGGCGCTTCTGTTCAACCGTAACAGTGTCACTTGCTGCCGCATCCGCGAGGCCGCTCTACAGCATGGCGGGAAGCTCGTGGAAATTCGCGAAGTACCGGCTGCACCGCGCACCGTAAAGATTCTGAACCAGAAAGGCGAAGTGATGCGCGCCGTCGTCGTGGAGGACCACCCGACGCTGTGACGAACTACCTATAGGTAATCGGGCGACTACTACCAAGTAGTTCACCAACTACTACCGGATAGTTGGCCGACTACCTCCAATCAACCAGAGTGATTAACCCTAAAAATACAACGATATGTTCAGCAAGAAAACAGAACCGATTATCTTCGGAGGAAAAGTAGTAGGAACAAGAGTAGAATACCGCATGTGCGGCATCCTACTCTATCAAAAAACACTCTATAACCCCGAAAAGTACGGAATAGAGGTGTACAACCTGTATCAGACTTCAATCTGATCCATGATTTTCATTGCCTCTCTTTTCAGTTCTTCGACGTAAGTCTGTGGTGAACAAGAACGGCTGCTGTTGTTCAGTGCCTTCTCGATTTTCTCCAGACGTTTCAGAATGACTACCTGCTGGGCAATGATGAGTTTCAAATCGTTTTTATCCATAAGCACAAATTTTAGTTAGACGCTACAAATGTAGCAAAACTGCTCCGGTTCGTGAGGAATAAGGGCAGGATTTTAAAACGTAACTTAAAAACAGGAGGACAGACAATGAAAACATTCAGACGCATACAGAAGATTGCGGCAGCCGTCGGGCTGGTGTACGGATTTTGGATCAGCAACCAGATGGAGGCCACAGGGCAGGACATCCGCACGGGGCTGCTGCTGGTGGCACTGAGCATCGTGGTGCTGCTCGGCATGGTGCTGCCGGAAGAAATGAAGAATGAAGAACGAAGAATGAAGAATTGACCCCACTGCGGACAGGAACCTTCCGGACGGATAACAAAAGTGTGAAATGTCATAGACTACATAGGTGAATACTTTCAGGGTATTGGTCGGATGAAAAGATTGGGAAGGCGGCCTGCGGCGGGTTCCGACGCCCCGCTCCGCACAAAAAGAACCGTGAAAAAAGACTGAGATATGGAACTGTATGGTACAACAATCTGCGTGACGTTTGACGAACTGGTGGGCGGTGGCATCCTCAGCAAACCCAGTTACGACAAGTATGTGAGGCAGGGTCGCCTGGAAGTCGTCCAGAAGGGCGGCAACGGACGCAAGGCTCTGATAGCCTACGCGGGCATGCCGCCCGCCGTGCTGCGAGCCTATAACAGCCGCCATCCGCACGCCAAGGAAGATATGGAAAAGCAATTGAACTGCAAGAAGCTGGAGAACCGGTTGAAGTCCGACCCGCAGGCCGACGACTTCTACCGCAGCTACGAGCCGAAGATAAGCCAGGACAAGGTGGAGAAACTGGTCCTGAACGCCCGGGTGATGAACGCCATGGCCGAAAGGGAAAAGGAGATGAAGACGCTGCACTCGAAAAGCGGCTTCAAGCGCCCCCGACTCGTGAAGGACGGCGTGCTGGCCCTGTGTGCCGACCTGCGCACCCGCTACGGCCACACCCTTCCCCGCAGCGAGGCCCGCCTGTGGGAGAAGTACACGGCCTACAAGCGCGACGGATACCGCGTGCTGGTGGACGGCAACACGGGCAACCAGAGTGCCCGCAAGGTGGGCCCCACCGCCGGGCGCATCCTGCTCCGCCTGAAGCGCAGCCACTTCCCGCAGTACACCGACCGCCAGATTTTCGACGAATACAACCGCATCGCCGCCGAGAAGGGGCTACCCGTGATAGCCAGCCCGCAGACGGTCGTCAACTACCTGTACCGCCCGGACGTGAAGCTGTGGTGGTTTGCCGAGGTACACGGGCAGGTGGCCTTCAAGAACGAGTTCATGCCGCAGTTTGACACCCGTCTGCCCAGCCTGCCCAATGCCCTTTGGTACGGCGACGGCACGCGCCTGAACCTCTACTACCGCGCCTGGGACGAACGGCAGAAGCGCATGGTGGCCCGCACCATCGACGTGTACGAAGTGATGGACGCCTGCACCGAGGTGTTCCTGGGCTGCGCCTTCGGGCCCGAAAACTTCCGCAGCCAGTACGAGGCCTACCGTATGGCCGTGGAGACCTGGAAGGTGAAACCCTACGAAATCGTGACCGACAACCAGGGCGGGCACAAGAAGGAGGAGGCGCGCCAGTTCTTCCGCCGCATCTGCCACCTGCACAAAACCACCATGCCCCACAACGGCCAGTCGAAGAGCATCGAGTCGGCCTTCGGACGCTTCCAACAACAGGTGCTGCACAAGCTCTACAACTTCACGGGGCAGAACATCACCGCCCGCAAGCAGGACAGCCACGCCAACATCGAGCTGATCATGGCCAACATCGCCCAGCTGCCCACGCTGGAGGAGATGAAGCAGCAGTACCTGGCCTGCCGCCGGGAGTGGAACGAAGCGGTTCACCCCACCAGCGAAACGGGCCTCACCCGCCTGGAGCTGCAGACCGGTGCCTGCCACCCCGAAGCCGAGCCGATGGACGACTACCAGACGGCGGAAGTATTCCGCCTGATGTCCAAGGCCAGCGTGAAGTACGGCAAGCACGGGTTCATCTTCGAGATAGACCGGAAGGAGTACCGCTACATGGTATATGGCGACGACGGCCTCGTGGACATGGACTTCCACCTGAGCAACATCGGCAACAGCTTCCGCTACCGCTACGACCCGCGCGACATGACCCTCATCGAGCTGTGGCAGGAGACGGCCACCGGACTGAAATACGCCGCCACGGCCACGCCCAAGGTGGCTGTCCACCGTGCCACCGCCGACCGCACCGACGCCGAGAACCGGCACCTCTTCGCCCAGCTGCAGGCCAACCGCCGTGCGCTGGTGGGCCACTACCTCAGCTCCGAAGAGCTGCTGCTGGAGGACTTCCTGGGCGAGGCTGGTTCGCGCCTGGTCATCCCGCGCCCCGTGGGCATCGGGCAGAAGAAGATGGAGGAATACCGCCGCGAATACGAAGAAGGCCGTCTGCTGCCGCCCGTGGCACAGCCGGACATTGCCCCCTGCGAGCCCGAAGACGCCGGCATCGCCTCGCTGGGCGAATACACCAAAGCGGCCAGCAGGCTGACGGATGCGGAGATGTACGAGGACTTCATCTAAATATCAGATATCAAATATTAAATATCAATTAAATACCATTCAAACAATGAAAGAACTTACACTGAAAGACAAGGACGCCATCCGCGAGGCGCTGACCGACTACACGCGGAACTACCCCAGCCAGAACCGCGCCGCCGAAAGCATGAAGGGCGTGAGCGCGGCTACCATCAGCCAGGTGGTGAACGGCAAATACCAGAACATCAGCGACGACATGTTCACCCGCATTGCGCAGCAGATAGGCTACAGCATGGATCGCTGGGCCATCGTCGAGAGCCAGACGTGGCAGCGCATCACCTTTGCCATGACCGACGCCCAGCAGTGGAAGAACGTCAGCTGGGTAGTGGGCGACGCCGGATGCGGCAAGACCACCGCCGCCATCGAGTACCGCCGCACGCACCGCAACGTGTTCTACATCCTCTGCTCCGAGGACATGCGCAAAAGCGATTTCGTGCGCGAGATAGCCAAGCAAGTGGGCGCGCCCACCGACGGCACCAACCTGCGCGACATTCTGGACTATGCCATCTCGATGATCAGCTTCCTGGATCGCCCGCTGCTCATCTTCGACGAAGGCGACAAGCTCACCGACTCGGTGTTCAACTACTTCATCTCCATCTACAACCGCCTGGAAGGAAAGGCAGGCATCATCTTCCTGAGTACCGACTACATCAAGCGGCGCATCGACAACGGCCTGCGCTACAACAAGAAGGGATACAAGGAGATACATTCGCGCATCGGGCGCAAATTCTTCGACGTGAGCGTGGCCACCGAGCAGGATGTCTATGCCATCTGCGCCGCCAACGGACTGGACGACCCGGGCGAGGTGAAGCGCGTCCTCGGCGAGGCACGCATGGGCGAGTACGACCTGCGCCGCGTGAAGCGGGTGGTGCATGCCTGCAAACGCATTCTGGAAACCAAGAAAATGAAGGACGAAGCATGAAGAACGGAGAACAGACACAGAAACCGCTGACCTTCCAGCGCAACGCCAAGGGCGTGCAGGAGGTACTGAGCATGAAGTTCGACACGCTGGACTTCGAGGGCGAATGGGCCGAGGCCTTCGGCGTGCCCGAGCGGCGGGGCGTGTGGTTCATCTGGGGCAATACCGGCAACGGCAAGACCTCCTTCGTGATGCAGCTTTGCAAGGAGCTGTGCCGCTTCGGCCGCGTGGCCTACGACAGCCTGGAGGAAGGCGCCTGCCTGACGATGCAGAACACGCTGCGCCGCTTCCGCATGCAGGACGTGAACCGCCGTTTCCTGCTGCTCGACTACGAGCCGCTGGAGCAGTTGAGCCTGCGCATGGACCGCCGCAAGTCGCCAGATTTCTATGTGATAGACAGCTTCCAGTACACGCAGATGACCTATGCCCAGTACATCCGCTTCAAGGAGGCCCACCGCGACAAGCTGCTCATCTTCATCAGCCATGCCGCCGGAAAGAACCCCGACGGGCGCAGTGCCAAGAAGGTGGCCTACGACGCCTCGCTGAAGATCTACGTCGAGGGCTACCGCGCCTTCTCCAAGGGCCGCTTCATCGGTCCCCGCGGCTATTTCGACATCTGGCCGGAAAAGGCAGAGGAGTACCACGGGAAAATGAAGAATGAAGAATGAGGAATTTTCAATTATCAATTATCAATTCTCAATTAAAAAATGGAACGCACCATCACCCCCCAGCAACTGAAAGCCCTGCACGCCTGGTTCACCCGTGCGGGCTGGGATGCCGACGAGCGGCACGACTTCATCGAAACCATGACCGGCGGCCGCACACGCAGCACCCGGGAGCTGACCATGCGCGAGGCCTCGGACCTGCTGAAGCGCATCAACACCGACTACGAGGAGCGCGTCAAGCCCCTGATGCAGCAGGAAGCCCGCGCCCTGCTGCGGAGCATCTATCACCTGAGCATGCAGATTTCCTTTCTCAACAAGGGCTTTGCCTCGGACACGCCGGAAGACCGAGAGATGAACAAGGCGAAGGTCAACCAGTGGGCCCGGAACAAGACCAAGTACCGCAAGGACATCAGCCGCATGACGGTGAACGAGCTGCGCGACGTGAAGCAGCAGCTCGAGGCGATCGTGAGAAAAGAAGGGAAAAACAATGATTAATGGTAAATGACAAATGGTTAATGGCCGGATGCTAATCACTGACCGTTAACCGCTAACCACTGATATATTATGGTCAAGAAAGAGATTATAGAAGACGTATTGAAGGCTCTGCGCCGCAAGGGTGACCCCGTCAGCATGGAGCAGTGTCGGGTGATAGAGAACCGGTGGACGGACATCGAAGTGTTCAACCACTATCTGGCCGGAAAGAGCGACGGGGAACGGAACATGGTGACGTATTGGGCCTGCCGCGACGCGGCGCAGTTCGTTCACGGACAGCTGGACGTTTCCGCGCTGATACCGGAAATGGAAGTCACGCCCTCACAGGATGAAGAGCCGGACAATGAACCGGGAATGGTCACCCTCAGCCGAAAGGAGTTCAACAGCCTGTTGAGGCGCATCGAGAAACTGGAGCGGTGGACGGGATTGAAGCGGAGAACAGAGACTGCCCGGCTAAAACCGCTGCCCCAAGGTGCCGACCGTGCCGACTACGTGAACCAGAACGAGGCCTGCCGCCTGCTGGGCATCAGCAAGAGGTCTATGCGCGGCTATGCCGACCGTGGAGAGGTGAAAGCGTGGCAGGACCGCAAGTTTGTGGTATATCTGCGCAAGGACATATTGAAGCTGAAAGCTCAAAAACAACAAGACGTATGCAACGAAGTGACGACCTGATCAGTATCCGCACCCACGAAGAGTGGAAGATACGCCGGAAGATGGAAGAGTGCCGGGAGCGGATGGACTCCCTGCGCCGGTGGCTGCTGGACAACACCTGTGCCCCCGCCGCCGAGTTCGACGAACGGCTGGCCGAATACCACGCCGAAAACTACCGCTACGACGTGCTGCTCAGCCAGCTGAACGCCGGAGACAACCGTAGAAAACCCATCCCCGACCCCTTGCCCGGACGAAGGGAAAAGAGGAATGAAAAATGAGAAATTATCAATTATAAATTTTCAATCATCAATTTTATTATGAGAACCAAGAAAACCGTACTCCAAGGAGTGACCCGCGAGGCCGCCGAGCAGGCCTTCGCCGAATTTGCAAAGGCAGATGCCCAGTACCAACAACTCACGGCCCGCATGGACCTCGAAGTGACCCGCATCCGCGAGAAGTATGCCGACCAGCTGGCCGGCCTGGCCGACGCGAAGGAACGCAGCTTCGACCTGATGCAGGCCTACGCCACCGAGCACCGTGATGAACTCTTCGCCAAGCGCAAGAGCATCGAAAGCACGCACGGCGTGTTCGGCTTCCGTACCGGCAATCCCAAGCTGAAAAACCTGAAGGGCTTCACCTGGGCAGCCGTCACCAACCTGGCCAAGGAACTGCTGCCCCAGTACATCCGCACCACCGAAGAGCTGGACAAGCAGTCGCTACTGGCCGACCGCGACAAGGAAGACGTGGCCGAAATGATGCCCCGGATAGGCGTACAGGTAGTACAGGAAGAAACCTTCTTCGTAGAACCCAAGAAAGAGAATGATGAAAGGCAGTCCTGACCAACCCCGCTACGGTTACCGTCGTCGCGGACGCTGCTTCTACATTTACCGTTACACCTACAACGGAAATCTGTGCGTCGGTACCCACATGGACACCAAGCTGACCGAAGAAGAGGCGCGTGACGAAGTGTATCGCCTGAACGGATGGAAAAAGAATAAATGAAGACATGGCACAGCTTACCTGGCACATCCTGCAACCGAACGACAAGCCCCAGTGGCTTGCCGTTCTTGAACGGAACCTGATACAGACCGTCCGCCCCATGAACCTGACGCCCGACCCGCAGAACTGGCGACACCTGAAAGCCTACATCGACAGCAACATCCAGAGCAGCCGCGAGCGGGGCCTGATCCGGGCGGAGAAAATAGAGACCAAACAAGTGACCGACGAAGGGGTGACCGCCATCCACCTCTTCCGGAATAATGTCGTGATGGCGGTAATTAAGTGGGAATAGTTATGAAGAAAGTATATATCAGTGGCGCCATAGCCGGGCTTGACCTGGCCGAGCGCAAGGCCGCATTCAAGGCGGCAGAGAGAGAATTGGCAGAGATGGGCTTTGCCCCGGTAAACCCTTTTGACAACGGCGTGCCCGACGGAGCCCATTGGCGCGTACACATGCGGGCAGACATCGACCTGCTGGTGCAGTGCGACATGATCTACATGCTGCGGGGCTGGGAACTCAGCAAGGGCGCGAAGCTGGAACACGATGTCGCCACTTCGTGCGGCATCAAGGTACTGAAGTACGAATGATCTACCGCGAACCCCGTAACCTCATTGTCCAGGTGGAGGACGGCCTGATGGGCCAGGTCCTCTACTACTGGACCTACTACAACAAGCCGACCAAGCTCCTCATCCTTCGCGCCAACACCGAGGGGCTGACGGCCATTAAACTTTCCATGAACAACGCCGACGCCGGCTCCTTTGTCTATATCCTCGTAGAGCGGTTGAAAGTGAGGCTCTACGACGCGGACACCAAGCAGCCGGTACAGGTTAAGGAGGTTTTCATGTGAAGCACAAAAAGAGGCAACCCGATGAAGGTTGCCTCTTTTCGTTGGTATCATTTTCGTGGCATCACGAAAATAGTCTTTTTTACCAAAGCAAAGCATTAAACAATTATCTTTGCAACAGAGGTTTAGTTTTTGTCCTATGAATCCGCAGCTCAGTCTCTTCCCCGGCAACGAACTTTCGTACAACGACACAGGCCGACGCAGCAGCCTTCCGCTCAAGCGGAGTGTGGAAAGCCGTGCCGACCGCATCCGCCTGCGCAACCGTGTGCTGGTGGCCCGCCTGTACTACTGGCAGGAGATTATGCGCCGACGCACGGACGACGTGATGGTGATCCTCTCGGAGAACGAGTTTTTTGTAGACGAACGAACCATCCAGAACGCGCTGGTCGAGCTGGCCGACTATTACACTGACCTCTGCCGCCGACACGTCACGGCGCGGCAGCTCCAGCGAAAATACCCTTCCTTTAAATTTTAATCTACCACCACCGCCTCGAACGTCATGCGATACACCTTCAGCCCGTCTTCGCGCCGTTCGGGCACACAGGAGGTGCGGCTGTAGGGCTGCTGGAAATGGTCGAACCACCGGCCGTGCAATGCGTCCTTCACTTCCTGCAGCACGTCGAAGCGTCGCAGGGCTACGTCGCGTACCTGCCCGGGTGTGCGGCTGTTCAGCGAGGCGCAGTCGTTGAAAGCAATCTGCAAGGTACAGGTCAGTGTGCACCGCTGGGGACCGACCGCCATGGCACTGAGGTTGCGGGCCGACGTGACGGCCACTTCCACCAGGCAGCACGGCCACGCCACGGGCGGGCGGTCTTCGGTATAGTAGTCCAACTGCCCTTCCTGGGCATCGACCCAGCGAAGGGACTTCACTTCGGCCAGGGCGGCGAGTACGTCTTCGAGATAAGTCTTTTTCATAATGGAAAATTGAAAGTTGAAAATTGAAAATGAGTTTATGGTAGGATGCTTTTGAACAGGGCTTCCGCTTCCCGTTTCAGGATGCGTTCCAGTTCGGGGCAGGCTCCCAGGAACTGACGCTGGGGGATGCGCATCATCCGCTTGTGTGCCTTCACCTGCACCGTCTTCCCCTTCTTGGTGCGGCGGTCATGGGCGGGAATGACGACGCTGCCCGTGAAGCCTTCGTTGTGAACCCGGGCATAAGGCACCTTGCTGTTTCCCGCCGAAATGACGACCTTCTGCGGAGTGACCCGTGCCACGCGGATGCTGTTAAGCAACGCCCCGCTCCGCACCATCAGCGTGCCCCGTCGGGGCTTGTATTTGGGGCTGACAGGCTTCCAGGGCTTGCTGTCGAAGGCTTTCTCGGAAAAACGGGTACGGCTGTATTCGACGGCTTCCTCGGCCACGAGATCGGATAGTTTGTTTTCCATCACTTGCTTTATTTTCTGTGCAAGTTCATCGGTTACATTCATATTTCTTTGTTTTTTTGATTGAAAGTCAGTATATTTGTCACTGTTCTGACAATGGACTAGATGGATCCCTACCTTGGTTTGGAGGGGGGCGGCCGCAAGAAATGGAAATACGCAAGGTTCAGTCAGAAAAATTCAAGTTGAGGTGTAACACCGGCTATCCAATCCGGGCGGGCGGGGAACCACGGGATGGCTCCCCTTTACGGCGCGGACGGACGCAAGGATACACCTCAGCGCTTTTTTATTACCAGCAGTCCCCGTCGGCGCATGTCCCATATCTTTTTCTTCATGTAGGCAATGGTTTTCCCCTTCAGGTTGGTCTGCATGACATACCAGGTCTTCAGCACCAACTCCTCCCCCTCGATGCGGTAGTTCACCGTCATTACCTCGTCCCGGTAGAACTTCAGCAAGCAATAGGTGTTCAGTTCGTCCGACTTGATTTCGTTGTTGAGCCACACCTCGTCCGGGTGTTGGAGGGTGTCCAGCATGGCATCCCACAAAGCAATGCGGTTGTCACGTCCCTTGGCCGTGGTGTGGCTGAAGAACTGTTCACGGCCTATCACCACCGTGCGACCGTCGTAGTCGGTCAGGCTGATGCGTCCGTCCACGGCATTCTTCTCCCAAAACAGTTCCGCATCGCGTTCCACCACCGGAGGCATGTCGGTCTGTGCCTCCTCCTTCATCTGCTGCACGGTGGGCAGCTTCCAGCGGTCGGCAGTGAGCTTCTTCAGGTAGCTGGCCGAATGTTCGGGGAACTTGCGGATATACATCTGGTCGGCGGTGAAGATCTGTGCCGTGTCGCAGCGGTTCACGCCCCAGCCCTGTGCGGCCAGCTGCTTCCATTCTTTGGTGTCCAGATAGTCAAGTACCCGCCGGCGCATTTTCTCCAAGTCCACTCCTTCCACCTGGTGTGCCATCCGGCCCCGCACGCGGCATCGGCAGTTCCATCCGTTGGGCGGGTATATCTTGTTCCAAAGAGGGTCGCTCTCCGGCAGTATCACTCCATGGAGCTTGCGGTGCTGTTCGCGCACCCGTCCGTCGGCCACGGTGAGATATTCCCAGAAGGGGAAGACCTCTTTTTTGCTCCGCAGACGCCGGTAGTTCTCTGTAGATTCCGCCGTCAGCACCGCCGTGTCGTACTCCGTACGCTGCCAGGTGTCGTTGAACGCCCGGGCCACCTTCTCCGCCTTGCGCCGGAAGTCGTTGTAGCTCTTCGCCTCGCGCAGCAGCCGGTTCAGTTCCTGCACCTCGGCCAGCGTCTTGGCCGCGGAGAAGTGGAACAGGTTCGTCTCGAGGGCGGTGCGGAACACGTCGTCCGGAGCATTGTAGGCAAAGCCGGTGTCGAGGTTCTTCACATCGTGTTTGAACACCGTTCGGACGGCCCGTAAAAAGTCGTCGGTGAAGTAGCGGAACAGGTCGGGCGAGAAGAAGTCTTCGCCGTTCCACACCTGCTTCAGCGTGCGCAGGCTGATATCATCCGTGTCACTCATGCGGATTGTTCCAGCCCCGCCCCGAGTCGGGGCCGGAACGAAAAAACGCATCATGCGCTGCCACCAGTGCAGGTCGGCGTTCCGCACGGGCGGGTCGTCGTCCTCCTCCGGATCCTTGGACGGTTCCTGCGGTGCGGCAGGCTTCTTCCCGTCCGGCCCGGGTTCCTGCGGACGCGATGCCGGTCCCAGCACCGCCTCGCCGTCGGCTGGCTTGGGGATACCGTATTTGTCGTACGCCCAGTCCTGCGGGATGGGCAGGATGGACGACAGTGTGCTGAGGTCGGTGACGCTGATTTCGTCCTTCTTGTCCACGAAGCCGAAGCGACCGCCCCGCACGGGATAGCCGCGCGCTTCGAGCAGCGGCACCAGGTAGGTGTTGAGCATGCGGATGACGAAGCGGCGGTCGCTGCGGTGCTTCTTCTCCTGCACGGCCAGGTGTACCTGGCTCTGGCTGAGCGAAGCACCGTCGCGGGTGGTCATGGTCTGTCCCAGGATGGTGACGAGGATTTCTTCGTTGCAGGCCGTGCGGAAGTCGTTGTAGAGCGCGCCGTTCACGGATCCGCTCATCATGGAGGTCTCGATTTCACTCTCTTTGGGCACAACGAGGTAGGACGCGCTGCCCGCCGTCTCGAAGGCCTGGATGAGCAGGCGGCGGCTGGCATCGTCCATGCTGTTGTACTTGCCGATGCGCTGCGGCATGCCGAAGAGCTCCACGAACTGCGACCAGTCGCCGAAACCGCCCCGCTTGTAGATGACGTAGGGGGCTATCTTGAGCAGCAGGCCGAGGTCGTCGTCGCGTCCCCACTGGATGACCATGGGGTCGTCTGCATAGCTGATGCCCTGGCTGTCGCCCAGCTGGCGCACAATGACCTTTTCTTTCGGGCGGATGTTCTTTCGGGGGATGCTGCAGAAGTCGAACGTCGGCAGGAAGGAGAACTCGTCCACCGTGATGCCCCAGAAGCGGCTCCACATGATGTCCTCCAGCAGGCGCTCGAAGGGCAGGCTGTCGATGAGTTCCTCCATTGCCTCCACAACGCTGCCGTCCGAGGCGGTGAAGTGGATGTCGCAGTCGGTGATGGCCTCGATGCGTTTGCCGATGGCGTCGGTCACGGTGCCGTCTATCAGTACATCCTCGTACAGGTCGTAGAGCGGCCAGCGGATGCCGATGTCCGCACTGCGCAGCGCACTCTTCCAAGAGCCGATGTCATTGATGCGGCGCACCACCGGAGCAATGGTCAGGCTTCGGTATATCGGCGTCTCAACCTTTTTGTTTGGGTTCTTTTTCTTCATAATTCTTCATTCTTAATTTTTCATTCTTCATTCAAAAGTGATGGTCATGCCTGGGGTTGCTGCCATAGTCCAGTCCCTTGCGGCAGAAGGGCGACGCGCATCCGGCCGTTGTCGTGTCGGGCAGTGCGGGCAGGTTGGGATTGTTCCGGTTCTGGTTGTTCTCCAGCCACTCGATGGCCCGGTTGTACCGTTTCTCGCGCAGGTCGAGGTCCACCCCCGCGTTGCAGAGGTTGACGAAGTGCCAGGCGGCGATGTCCTTGATGAAGAGCAGCAGGATGGCGTTGCGCTGATTGCCGGTGGCCGAGAATATCTTACGCGTGTCGTACTTGGTGAGATAACCGCTGGCCTCCTCAATGGCCGCGTCGATGGCGGACAGCATGGCGGCATCGTCGCCCCGGCTGATGGTCTCTATATTTTCCTGGTAGATATGGGTGTACATATCTTCGATTGTCAAGTATGCCATATTAATTGAGAATTGAGAATTGATAATGGATAATTAAAAAATCAAACCTAAAACCTTTTCCTGTTTCCGTTGCGGTGTCCCACCCACACGCTGGTCTTCTCCACCTTCTGCGCCAGCATCTGGCACATGTAGTAGCCGCCTTCCACGGCATCGGGGCCGTCGGCGGGGGCAGGCAGGCCGTCGTCGAAGAGGTTGAACTGCTCCTGCAGGCGGAGCATGTGCGGGTTGTCCTTCTCGCGGATGTTGAACACCAGCCGCCCCGCCCGGTGGACGGGCTCCAGGTTGCCCTCGATGCGGGCAAACTTCTCCGGCTTCTTCCGTTCGTCGGGACTGATGTTGATGTAGAAGCCGCGTTCCTTGCCTTTCTGCAGGAAGATGGGCTTGAACACCTGTTCGTAAAAGGGGTCCTGCAGTGTGTTGTTCTCGATGAAACAGCGGAGCTGGGACCGCTCGCGCACGTATTCGCGCAGGTAATAGTACCAGTTGACGAACTCGTCATTGGTGACATGCTGCAGGTAGCAGGTATAGACGTAGAGCGTGCCTTCGTGCAGACCCAGCAGCACGTTGGCCTTGAACGAGTTCTGCGCGGCTTTCTTGCTGACCTTGTTGCTGTAGGCCGGGTCGCCGTAGCTGACGACGTACTTCAGCTTGTGCAGCGGCGGGCATTCGCCCCACTTGATGTCGTTGAAGTAGCGGCCTTCTACCACGGGATTGTTGAAACACTCCTTCTGTGCGCTGGCCATGCTGACCTGTGCCAACACTTCGTCCACCGTCTCTTCGCTGTTCTTCTCCGGCCACACGGACCTCCCGCTCTGGTAGTCGGCCAGCGGATCGGGACGGTTCACATCTACCATGCGGATGTTGATGATGTCCCAGTGGCCGAGCGGTTTGGGGCGTTCGGACAGCTGGCGCGCCTTGTTTCCGGCACGCACCACGCAGCAGTCGCGGGCGATGATGTTGCCCGTCCAGATGGTCAGTAGCGACTCGCTGATGGAGCGGGTGAAGTACAGGGCATTCTCGAACCACTGCCACTTGTTGTTCAGCACCTCGATGTTGCGGCACTCTTCGTCGGTATCGTAGTCGTCCAGGAGCAGCAGGTCGGGGCGCACTTCGTCGAGCTTCACGCCACGGGGCGACTGCCCCCAGCCCATGGCCATGAAGGAGGCACGGTTGGTGAGCACGAAATAGTCTTCCGTCCACTTCGGCCCGCGCAGGTCGCCGTAGAAATACTTCAGGCGTTCGTTGGCCTCGATCTGTGCACGATAGACACCCAGCAGCTTGACAGCCGCGTCGCTGGTGGCCGAGGCCAGAATGATGACGCGCTTGTTGCGGCGGACGATGACCAGGTAGAGCACGATCATCATGACGATGGTACTCTTGGCCAGTTCGCGCGCCCAGGACAGCACCTCGTACCAGTTGCCGTCGCTGTGGCCGATGATGCGCCGGATGGCCTTCTTCTGGAACTCGGCGAACTCGTACTTGGCAAATTTGTAGAACATGAAGCGCATCCACTCCAGCGGACGGGCTTCGAGGTAGCGCAGCTTTTCGGTACGCTCCGCGTCGGTCATGGTGAAGTCCACCGCGGTGTGCGTACGGATGGTGCGGAGGAATTCTTCCCAATCCTCGGCCAGCTGCCTGTTTTTTCCGGTGAGTCGTTGTACAGCCATATCAGCGTAGTTTTTCTTTGATGAATTCGTCAAACCATTCGCTCATCTCCACGGCCTTGGCGGCGTCCTTCCTGCGCATCCACGTGAGCATCTGCTTGCTGACGGAGATGATGTCGGCAATGCCGTAATCACCTTCCAGCTTGCTGATGGCCGAAGCCAGCTTGTTGATGGCGTCGGCCTGGGCGGGCGTGGCATACTTGGTGTCGCTCTCGGCAATGGACTTGTTGATCTGGGCAATCTGGTGATACATGTTGCGTATCTGCTCCTCGCGGGTGGAGGTCACCGCCGCCCGCAGCATCTCCCAGTTTTCGTCCTTGGCCCATCGGGTGATGGTGTTACGGCTTACGCCGACTTTTTCGGCAATATCCTTGTTGTCGGTGTCGCCCTGCAGGTAAAGCAACTTGGCCCAATCCTTTTTCTGTTGATTTGTCAGTTGTGCGGTCATATCTTTTTCCCTTGTTGTTTGCCACAAAGTTAGCCTTCCTGTCCTTAATAAAATAATCGGTTTGTAATGGTTTACAGAAAATTGGAAACCATTGCACGCCCTACGGTAACCGTTACAAACCGATTTGTTTGTCACAATTATATCACAGAAATTTGCAGCAAACAAAAACGAAAACCTATGAGTAAAAAAGCATACACCTTCTGCGTACACGACGACACGGTCAACACCTACGGTTTCCGTATGCTGACCGCGGGGGCCAACTTAGCGGAGTTCGCCAAGAACCCTGTCGTCCTGTACAACCACAACGACTGGGACGCACCCATCGGACGCGGCGAGAACATCCGCAAGGAGGGCGACCGCATCCTGGTGGACATCGTGTTCGACACCGACGATCCGAAGGCCGCCGACATTGCCGGAAAGGTGGAACGCGGTTTCCTGCGCATGTGCAGCGTGGGAGCCTGGGCCGAGGAAGCCAGCGACGACCCCGCCCTGAAGCTGGAGGGACAGACGGGAGCCACCGTAACCCGCTGGACCGTGCGCGAGGTGTCGGTATGCGCCATCGGGGCCAACCACAACGCCCTGGCCATGTACGACCGCCGGAGCGGCCAGCGCATCAACCTGAACGACAACCGTGCCTTGGAAGGCATCATTACTAACATTAATAAACGAGAAGACATGAGTACAATCAGACAATTGCTCAAACTGCAGGACTCCGCATCGGATCAGGCAGTACAGGAAGCGGTAAGCAGCCTGATAGCCCTGCGCGACAGCCTGCAAGCCGAGAACGCCACACTGAAGACCGACAAGCAGACGCTTCAGGCCAAGGTCGATGGCTATGAGAAAAAAGAACGTGAAGCCAACCAGGCAAGAGCCGTGAAGCTGGTGGACGAGGCCGTGAAGGACGGACGCATCGACGCATCGGGCAAGGACGCCTGGCTGAAAGCCTTTGAAGCGGACTTCGCGGGATCGGAAGTGCGCCTGAACAGCATCGCCAAACGTCAGAACATCCACGCCCAGGTGGACCCCGGAAAACCGGCCGCCGGAACAGCGGTGCAGCTGCGCGACATGAGCTTCGGCGACATCCTGAAGGCCGACCGCCTGAAGGAGTTGAAGCAGAACCCAGAACTCTACAAGGAGAAGTTCCGCGAGGCCTACGGCCACGAACCCGCATAATCAATCATCCATTATCCATTTTCAATTATCCATTATCAAAATGAAAGCAAAACTTATCATCGGAATTTTGACGGCAGTGCTGTTCAACGCACTGACCAGTCAGGTATTTGCCGGCGCACTGGACGTGTCGCACGGCGCCATGTTCGGCATTCAGATGGGCCTGAGCCTTATCCCGCTGCAGGCCAGCGGCTGCCTGCTGGACGGATTGAACAAGGAAATCTGGTTGCCCGGCATCGTCGAGCAGTTCTTCCCGAGCGACAGCTTCGTGAACGAATCGCGCAACCTGGACGCCTGGACGGACAACGGTTTCCTCAACATTCAGGAAGCGGGCGTAAACCCGGATGTCATCGTGGACAATGCCGTGTGGCCCATCCCCATCGTACGCCGTGAGGACATCCCGCACCGGCTGGAGATGAAACGCTTCGACACGGAGAACACCGTACACATCAACGCCATCGAAATCGAGGAGTCGGCAGACAAGCGCAACAGCGTCATCGAGGGACACCGTACCTCGCTGCGCACCAAGTTCGCCCGTATGGCAGGCTTCAACTGGTCACCCACGAAAAACGGCGATTTCACCCCGGTAAACGTCGTATCGACCGGAAACAAGAGTACCATCAACAACACCTACTACGCCTTCAGCTTCGAGCAGCTGCTGCAGCTGGAGACTCAGGCCAACCTGATGGACATGCCTACCGAGGGACGCATCCTGCTGCTGCATCCCTGGCACGCCGCCGATCTGCGCAAACAGGATATGGACATGTACAAGAGCATTTTCAACGGCAACAACATGTTCTCCTTCAAGGTGTACATCACGCCGCTCACGCCACGCTACAACGGCGATACGGGTGTACGTGTGGGCTACGACGACCCAGTGAAATCGACCGACGCCATCGCCTCCACCTTCTACTACCGCGACGCCGTAGGCCGTGCAAAGAGCGACTTCGACATGTACTACCGTCTGCGCGATCCCGAGTACCGGGGCGACGTTATCGGCTTCAACATGCGAGGTCTGGCACTGCCGATTACAGGCAAATATCTGGGTGCCATCGTGACGAAAAAAGCGCAATAAAATGGAAAATTGAGAATGGAGAATGGAATATTCCCCGTTCTCAGTTACCAATTATCAATTATCAATTTTCAATTATCCATTAGTATGAGCTACATCAACACCAAATCCAACCGCAGCTATGACTTTTACGCACCCTACTCGGAAGAGGGCGAACGCTGCCAACGAATTCCTTTCCCCATTGCCGTGAACTGCCTGCCTGAAGACGACACGCACATCAAGCATGAGTGTAACCCGCAGGTGATGACCTTTGGGGCCGACGCTACAGCTGGTACTTTCGAGGTCGAAACCTTGGTACAAGCCGGTTCCATGATGATTGTACGCAACGAGTCGGCCTCCAATGCGCAGACCATCGGAGGCGTGGCGTGTGCAGCTGGGAAGGTGACCACCCTGATGTGGGACGGAAACGGTTACATTTCCATCGGCGAAACCACCATCGAATAAGGAGGAATACGTATGGAACCAAGAGGCCTGCGCAACAACAATCCCGGCAACATCCGAACGACGAAAGACCGCTGGCAAGGTCTGCGACCGCAGCAGACCGACCCGGCCTTCTTCCAGTTCACCGAGATGCGCTACGGGTACCGCGCCCTGATCATCACCCTGCAGAACTACCGGCACAAACATGGATGCCGGACTATCTCCGACTTCATCCGCCGCTGGGCCCCACCGGTGGAGAACAATACCGACGCCTACATCCGCCGTGTGTGCCGGGAGATGGACGTGACGGATACCTATGTGCCGGACGTGGACGACAAGGCCACGATGTGCGCCTTTGCCGCTGCCATCAGCCGGGTGGAGAACGGCGTTCCCGCCGACATGAGCGAGGTGGAAGCCGGTTGGAACCTGATTTGATACAAATTAAATTATATTATGGCACTGCTGGACATTCTTATGTGGGTACTTCCCTCCGGCTTCCTGGTATCGCTGGGCACGTGGATCCTGTCACGCAAGACCTTCAGTGCGCGCAACCGGAAAGAGCAGGAAGTAATCTACAAGCAGCTGTACGAGAGCCAGGGCGACACGCTGCTCAAGATGGATGAACGTATCACTGAGTTACAAAACCAAAACATCATTATCAATGGCAATTTTGCGAAGATGCAGCGCACGCTGCTTACGGTGGCAACACAGGCTGTGCGTTGCCGTTATTGGGATGTGTGCCCTCTGCGTGGCGAGCTGTCGAAGTACAAGCCGTCTGCAGAAGAGTACAACAGCCGCCCGCGTGGACAGCTCGAGCGTGACCGTCACCGCGGTGACCGACTACGAGCCGGTCCCGATGACGCAGGCGAAGCTGAACCTGACCCCGACGGAACTGGAACGGCTGCCGCTGATGCCGATGGACTTCGGGAAGACGGTGGCCGACGGCCACCTGACCCTGAAGGCTGAACCGGACGGACAAGGCGGCATCCGGATTACGGCCACCCACGAGGGCGAGGAACGCAAAGTGGAAAAGACCACCACGACCGCCACGAACCGCATCCGCGACGAGTCGGCCACCACCGACGAACGGAAGGACACGCATGGCAGGAGTTATAAGCTCCCGGCCATCTTGCTCGTTGTGGTACTTTTGGCCGTCATTTATTGGCTGGTCAAACACCGGACAACCGGCAATTAACCATTTATCATTAACCATTAACCAACAACTATTATGGCAGACAATAGCAACGGACTTATGTACGGCGTGGCCGAAGTCAAATTCAAGGAAAGCCAGGGCGAGGAAAAGACGCTGGGCTGGCTCGACGAAAACGGCATGCAGCCTGCGGGCAATGCGCCGCAGTTTATGGACGTATATGCCGCGCAGGTGACGGACGGCCCGGTGGACTCCATCCAGACGAACCCGGGCAGCGATGCCTTCACCATGAATCTTATCCAGCTGAGTGCAAAGAATATGTCCGAAGTGTTCGGCGGGAAAGCCGAAGCGGACGGTGCCTATACACCACCGGCCAACTTCGTGAAGACAGGCGTGCTGACCATCCAGATGCACAGCGGACACAGCTTCCGCGTGTTCAACGCCCGCCTGAGCCGCAACGGCTGGCAGAACGGCATGAACATGAACAGTGTGCTCGCAATGGGCATCCGTGTGGATATGTTGAAGCCCACCGACGGCAAGGAACGCCGCTGGCGCAGCTATCCGCCGGGCGTGGAGCCGGACACCAGTGACGAAACCGCAGACGGAGCAGCAGGATGACGACGAACACGGAACTTGAACTGCTGGCAGCTGTAGCCCTCGCAGACGGGGGCATCAGCCTGCCGCTTTCGCTGACCTTCCGGCGGAAGCCTGTCCGGGTAACGATGAAGATTCCATCGACCCGCAGCCTGATACGCATCAGCCGGATGTATCTGGCCATGGGTGTGACGGCGGAGGAATACGACGGCTATACACTGGAGCAGAAGGCACGCTTCCTGCTGCTGCACGGAACGGAGGTGAGCCGCACGGTGGCCTACGGCGTACTGCGCGGTCCCATCCTCGGACGCCTGCTGAACCGACCGCTGGCGTGGCTGCTGCGCCACAACATGCACCCCGTGGCCATGACCGAGGCCTGGAGGCAGGTGCTGACCTGTATCAACACCGTCCCTTTCGGGACTATTATCGCATCAGCCGAGGCACTGAACAAGATGCAGCCGATGCAGAGCCAAAACGAAAAAAGGAGTTAACGAAGGGGCATACCGAACCTTCCCATAGCCTTTTCGGTGTGGTGGGCCAGATAGCGATGGAAACGGGCTGGAGCCTGAACCGCATCCTGGACACGAACGTCGTGATGCTGAACCTGATGATGGCCGACGCGCCACACTATGTGCCGGAACGCAAACGGAGCATGGCCGACATGATCCGTGAAATGAAAGAACGCGAACGACAGCGAAACCACCCGCCCCAAGCGGAAGAACCGGACAAAGGGGTGGACCCCATGACCTACTTCAGCCGGATGGCTGTACAAGATTAACCATTTATCATTAACCATTATTGTTATGGCAGTACCTATACAGCTCGAAATTTTCATGAAGGACCTGACCCAGGCCGGACTGCTGTCTGTGGCCAAGAACGTAGAAGGGGCCGAACAGGAAACTCTCTCGCTCATCAAGGCTCTGCAGAAGGTACGTGCCGAATATGTCCGTATCCTGAACGCCAACAAGGAGGCCGGCAAGTCCTACCAGCAGGAGGCGGCCATGGTACAGGCATTGACCGGGCAAATCAAGGGACTGGAAGAAGGACTGAAAGAGCTGCAGAAGGCCAAGCAGCACTCCAACGACACGCCGGTGGTAAGCCCCAATACAACGGTGGACATGGATGCCGTATCCAGGAAAACCAACAACCTGCGTATGCAGTTCAGCCAGGTGGCCCGCGAACTGCCTTCACTGGCCATGGGACCGCAGATGTTCATCCTGGCCATCAGCAACAACCTGCCGATGCTGACCGATGCCATTGCAGACGTACGCAAGCAGAACGAACTGCTGAAGGCTTCCGGACAGAAATCCGTGCCGGTATGGAAACAACTGGCAAGCTCTCTGTTTTCGTGGCAAACAGCACTGGTAGCAGGCATCAGTCTTTTGATTGTTTATGGCAATGACATGATAGAATGGGTTAAAAACCTTACAAAAGCCAAGAAGGAACTAACCGAAACGGAGAAACTACAACAAGCCGTAAATACTGCTCACCGTGAAGGAGGTATGGCAGCCTTGGAAGAGTCGACCAAATTGCGTATTCTCTATACCGCTACTCAAGACACACGCAAGTCCATAAACGAAAGAAATAAAGCAGTGGACGAATTGCAGAAAATGTACCCTGATTATTTCGGGAAGTTAACGGATGAAGCCATCCTTGCCGGAAAAGCGGCTTCCGCCTATGATGACTTGACTAAAGCCATCATAAGGAAAGGACAGGCCCAAGCTGCTGAAGATATAGTGGCAGATTACACAAAAAAGAACTTCCAGCTCCAACGGGGTATTAATGCAGATACGAATTGGACAAACAGGAATAAGGTTGAATATGAAAAAGCGTTGAAAACAGCGGAAAGGATGTGGGAGAATTATCGCAATATAAACCAAGGGAGCTTTTTCATTGATAAAGCCGCAAGAAATTGGATCAGTAATACGAAGGAGGGGAAACTGATAGAAGAATATGAGCGGCATATGTCCAATATCAAAAAATATACAGATGAAATAGCAAAAAACAATAAAATCATAGAAGGTACCGTCAATCAGATTGATACTTCAGCGTATCTTGATGATACGTTGGACGGTAATAATTCACGTTCAACCCAGGCCAAGAAAGATTACGCCACCGAACTGGCCGAAGCCCGCCTCCGCGCCGAACAGACGGTGGAAAGACTGCGCATACAGCTGATGCAGGAAGGCATCGAGAAACGCAAGGCGCTGGCCCGGCAGGAATACGACGAACAGAAGGCCGACATCGACCGGCAGGAATAGGAGACGCTGGCCCAAATGGATGCCGCCCGCAAACAGGGCGACACCGTGACGGACAGCCAATACGAACAGGTGCGGCAGAACGCCAACCAGCAGCGCATCCTGCAGCAGCAGGTACTGAACCGGAAACTGACGGACATCGACCGGGAATACCAGGAACAGGCCATCGAGGCACAGATAGCATACAACAAGCAGTATGGCACCTATGCCGAGCAACGCGCCGCCATCATTGCCGAAGGCCTGCGGAAGGCAGCCAAGGCCGAAACGGACGGGGCCCGCGACCTGATCATGCGGCAGACGGAGGACGCCCTGAAAGAACTGGACTTCGCCCACTTTAAGGACAGCATCAACTTTGCGGACGTGTTCGGCCAGCTGGACACGCAGACCACCGACGCGCTGACCATCCTGCGGGACAAGCTGAAGGAATACATCAACAACGCCGCGGACGAACTGGGTCCCGAAGACCTGAAGGAGCTGCAGGACGCGTTCAAGGAACTGGATCTGAAGATAGCGGAGCGTGACCCCTTCGGCGAACTGCGCAGCGGAATGGACGAATACAGGACGGCGCAGGAGGACGTGAAGAAGGCACAGGAGGACCTGAATACCGTGATGCAGGGCGGAGAAGTCATCTTAAGTGAATATGTCGATGAGAACGGGAACGCAGTGAAAACCTTGCTTACGCTGGAGCAGGCCGAGGCCAACCTGAACAGCGCCCAGCAAAAGCGGCAGCAGACGCTGGAGAAACTGACCCGGTCGGCCAACTCCATCGGAGCCCAGGGCATGCAGGTAGTGAACGCCGGACGCGACATTGTAGAGATGCTCGGAAACTTCGGCGTGGAAGTGCCGGAAGCCGTGACCGCCACACTCGACGGCCTCGGACAGGTGATGTCCGGACTGGAAAGCATCGACCTGACCAAACCCTTCTCCATGATAACCGGTTCCGTCAGCATCCTGGCGGGCATCGGCAATACCATCGCAGGACTGTTTGGCGGCGGACGCGACTTCTCGGACTACGAAGAACTGAAGTCGCGGTACGAAGCCCTGTCCGACATCTGGGACACGCTCATCTCCAAGAAGCAGGAGTACATCGACATCGACTACGGTGTGGAGGCACAGAAGGCGGCAGACGAAGCCCGGCAGCTGGTAGAGGTCAGCATCCAACGGCAGCGGCAGCTGGCACAGGCTCTGGCTGGGAGCGGTGCGGGATGGTTCTCGCACTCGGAAGGCTACAAGGTGAACGACCGCCTGGGAACGGCCGACTGGAAACGTTTGTCGGAACTGGTGGGCCAACAGGTAGGCAGCCTGAACGATGTGCTCAACCTCGACACGGACATCATCGGCAAAGTGCTCCAAGACGAAACATTTGTCTCCGTACTTACCTCTGTCAACTCCGAATTCATCACCTACATCGAGAACATCGAGAAATATGGCGAACAGCTGGAGGAAATAGCCCGACAGGAGCAGGAAGCCATTACCGGCATCGGCTTCGACGCCTTCAAGGACGGGTACATCGATATGCTGGCCGACCTGGACAGCACGAACGAGGATTTCGCCAAGAACTTCGAGCAATACCTGCAGAACGCCATCCTGCGGTCGCTCATCGCCAACAAATATGCGGCAGACATCAAGGCCCTGTATGACGACTGGGCGGAAATGGGTGCCGACGGCCTGAGCAAGGAGGAAGTGGAGGCACTGAGACAGCAACAGCAGGAACTGACCGACCGGCTGCTGAAGGAACGGGAACAGTTGAAGGACCTCTTCGGATGGACTTCGGACGAAGCAGCGACGGGAAGCAGCCAGTCGCCCCAAAGCGGCGCACTGACCACGATGAGCCAGGACAGCATCTCGACCTTTGAAGGCATAGGCCGCAGCGTGCAGACTCACCTGATCAGCATCGACAAGGTGGTGCAGGAAATCAGACAGGCGGGCAAGGAAGACAGCGAGGCACTGATGCAGATTGTGGCCAACACGTCGCACCTGCTGCCCATCCGTGAACTGCTGGAAAAGTTTGACCGGGAAGGAATAAAAATGCAATGATATGGACATGACAGGATATATGACAATGGACGGGGTGGACATCTGGACCACCTACAGGGCTTTCCTCTGCGAGAACGAGGGGGAACACACCAACATGGACGCGCTGCTCCGCATGCCCAAGGCGAAGGACGTGACGACGGTAGACTTCCGCGAACGCAACGGCGTGGAACTGCCGCAGAACCCGGACCTGAAGCTGAACTCCATCGAGCGGACGCTTCAGTTCATGATTGTGGCCACCAGCGTGGCGCAACGGCTCACGCTATACCAGGCATTCCTATCGGCCCTGATGACAGGAGTCAAAGCCTGCATGGTCAAGGATTACCGTACCTACAACCTGCTCTACCAGGACATGCCGTCGGACCCGCAATGGTACAACGGACTGGACGGAAAGTTTGCCGTCCGTTTCTCCATCAAGTTTCTGGAGGCTTCGCCCACCGTTTAAACGTCATTAAAACACCAATCGAATGGAACTGAAGATATACAACAACACAGGAGCGTTGAAGCTGACGGCCAGCCCCAACTCCACATCGACCGTCACCGGGGAAGTGATGGGCGAATATGCCGTATCGGCAGCCTTCACCCACACGGCTTTCGTACAGCTCGACGTGAACGACTATGTGCTGGTGGAGGGCGTGAAGTACAAGCTGAAGGCGGCCTACAAGCCCGTGAAGAAGAACACGCAGACCTTCAGCTACCAGGTGAAGTTCTACGCCCCGATACACGATGCGGAAGACGCGCTCTTCCTCTATGAAGCGGACGGGGACACGACCACCGAATTCAGCTACGACGGAGGCCCGCGCGAGCATCTGCAGCTGTGGGTGGACAACATGAACCGCATCGCGGGGGGTGACCTGTGGAGCATCGGTACCGTGATCACCGGTGAGAACAGAACCATCGACTACCGGAACGTGTACTGCTGGGAAGCCGCTTTCGGCAGCAACGGCATCGCCGCCACCTACGACACGGAGCTGTGGGCGGACGGATATGTCGTGAACCTGTGCAAGGCTTCGCGCGGTGAAATCGTGGAGCTGGGTTACCAGAAGGGACTGACGCAGCTCCAGCCCGAAGAAAACGGCGAGATGCGTTTCTTTACCCGACTCTTCCCGCTCGGCTCGACCCGAAACATTGACCCCACGAAATACGGTTTCTCACGCCTCCAGCTTCCGTCCCGAGAAAAGTATGTGGACAGGAACGTGGACCTGTATGGCGTCAAGGAGGCCTGGGAAGAGGCTGCTTTTGCGGACATCTACCCGAAATACGTCGGCAGCGTGACCTCGGTGCGCTCGGAACAGCTGACCAATGAAGAAGGCCGGGAGTACACGGTCTATTATTTCAAGGACAGCGGAATGACATTCAATCCCAACGACTACGAGATACCGGAGTACACGAAGATGCTGGCCTTCCAGACGGGTGACCTGGCTGGACGTGGCAATGACGAAGGATCCTTCGAGGCCAACTGGCATGCCGATACACAAGAATGGGAAATCATCAACGTCTATCCAGACGAAGAGACGCAGCTGCCGGGCGGAATGATTGCCCCGCAACCGGGCGACACCTACATACCGTGGAACTTCCGCATGCCCGACGAATATAACACTACAGCGGAGGAAGCTTATCGTCAGGCGGTGGACGACTTCCTGGCGTCCTACAGCTTCGACCCCACGAAATACACCGCCCCGACCGACCGCCACTATATCGAGCGCAATGCCGTGCCGCTCATGGTGGGGCAAAACGTCCGCCTGCTGTCCGACGAATACTTCACCGGCGGATATAAGGATACCCGTATCACCAAAGTGGTGCGTAAACTGAACGACCTCTGCCAGGCCACCCTCACCTGCACCGACAAAATCGGGACAGGGTGGAAAACTTCTGTGGACAACCAGCTCAGTTCGCTGCAGTACAAGCTGTCGAAACAGGCAGAACAGGCGGTGATAGACATCATCAAGACAACAGACACGAAAACCCCGAGCGACTGGAATGTGTTTTCGGCTCTATTATCCCTTACAAAATTTCATCGAAAAGACCAAACAGACAACAACCCGTATCTCCAAAAATTCCTTAAAGGTATCGAACTGGGAAAATTTGTCTCAGGTTTGCTTGGAACAGGTGGAGCCATACAGATAGACGGAGAAGGATGCTCACACGCGGAATTTGACTACTTGACCATCCGTAAGCTGGCCATCTTCATCGAACTCATCATCCAGGAGGCCAAACACGTTGGCGGGATGCTCATCGTGTCACCTTCAGGAATGACAATCTCCAAGGTAGAAGAGACTGACACAGCATACCGATGCTACTTCGAGCAAACCGATGGAGACCGTACCATCAGCAACCTGTTCACCGCAGGGACACAGGCCCGCCGGCAGACATTCAACCTCACCAATCAGGCATACTACTGGCGTCTGGTGACAGCCGTCGGCGATGACTACGTAGACCTCAGCAAAACCGACTGCGACACAGGTTCCACCATCCCGCAGGCCGGCGACGAACTGGTAGGACTGGGCCATCGGACGGACAAAACACGTCAGGCCGCCATCATCATATCGGCTTTCGGTACGAACAGCCCCTCCATCATGTACTATCAGGGCATCGACTCTTACAGCCTTGAAGGACGCGCCGTGAAGATGGACTATTACGACCCGGTAAGTGGGAGGTTCAAGTCTGTAACCTACGGCGATACCTACGTGGGAGCCAAGGATGGAAGTACCTACGTAAAGTACAATCAGGAAGAAGGCTTGGAAGTGAAAGGACGCGTCAGCATACAAGCGGGAAGCACAGGAGCTTCCGGCCTGGACGACCTGCCAGAAGAAGTACAGAAAGCCGCCCAGGTGGGAAGCGTGAACCTGCTGCTCAACACAGGCTTCACAGGAAACTACGAAACCGAAGATCTGAAGCAGGACACACAGCTGGACGAAGACAAGGAAATGTACAGCAAAGCCCTGCTTCACTGGCAAGGTACGGCCACCGTACAGGAAGACGAAGAAGCAACCTCCAGCCGGTCCGCCGTGTTGGGAAGACTGTCGCAGGTAGTCCAGCTGATAGAAGGAGAACACTACGTGGCAAGCTACAAGGCCAAAGGAACATCCGTAAACATTTCATGCGGAGGATACACAGTCGAGCAGCCGCTGACAGACGGATACCAGCGCTACGTACACAAGTTCACTTATGCCGGAGGCGGAACATTCAGTATCAGCGGAGCTGCCACCGTGTGCGACATCAAGATGGAGCGGGGAACCATCGCCACCGACTACAGCCCAAACCCACAGGACAGCGACAAGGCAAACGCACGGTTCCAAACCATTCAACACATATACAATGCGATGAAGGATGGTAGTGTGGATGTACTTGGAGGACTGATATTGGCTACCATAATAATGGTCGGGAATTACAAGAATGGAGTACTCCAGCAAGTGACAGCCGGAATATCGGGCATCTACAACGACGACGACGACGTGTTCACCTGGGGCGGTGGAACCATGGAGCAGGCCATCTACACCGTGATGAAGTATAAGGAAAATCCGCAATACGTTCCAACCGAAGAAGAACTGCTCAACATGGCCAAGGTGGTCATTACCCATGGTGGACGGGCCATCTTGAACGACGTCATCGTCCGCGGATACATCTATGCGCTGGGAGGATTCTTCAGGGGAAAGGTGGAAACCGCTGTGAACGGGAAACGAATAATTATAGATCCCGAAGAAAACCGCATCAAAATGATAGATGCGTCAGGCAAAGTGCTGTTGGAAATGTTCTTTTTCAATGCGGAAGGTTCGGAGTTCGACAGCAGCCAGATCCGGATGAAGGAGTACATGAACGGGAAGGAAGTGAACAACCTGACAATAACAGGGCAGAATGTGATACTGACCGACAAACAATCCGGAATGACTACAACTATAACCGCTAACGGAGGGTTTACATCGGTAAATGATATCACTAAAGATTCAATGGTACTTACAACCGACAGGGTCTCTTTAAAAATAGGAAATGAATCGTTTGTCGGCATTGACAAGACGCTCCTTGTACAGGAAGTAGGCGCGGAATACAAGACCAAACTGAGATTTGTACACGGAATATTGGTTGAAGCAAATATTGAGTTATAATATGGAACTGAATACTATTAACAACAGCGACAAATGGGGCAGCACCGCCGCCCGTCTCAATGAAAACTTTGGAAAGATCTCTACCGAAGTTGACAAGGTGAAGAACTCCACCACGCGAAACAAAGGATTGTTCGCCTCTCTTTCTGAGCTGGAAGCGGCATATCCTTCTCCGGCCAAAGGCGACTGGGCCGTCGTGGGAAGCACCATCCCAGGTACGGTGTATAAATGCAATACCGCTGGGACATGGACTTCTACCGGGCAAACAGGCGGAGGTGGAGATATCAACCTCACCGGCTACCTGACTGCCACTGAAATCACTGATATCACAACAATAATATAGAAAAATGATATGCAAAGAACAATCCATAAACTTGAAAAAGACGGGAAGTTAATCTATCCTGCAACCATAACTGATGCCGTAATCGATCCTGATTCCAAGAAAACGGTAAAGGAAGAACTTACCGAGTTAGATAAAGGGGTAAATAACCTGCATGGACTTATAACTGAAAACTCAAAGGATATAAATGGCAGTTATAATAACGAACTTAATTTGGAAAATGGTACACTCGATGATGCAACAGGCCAACCGGTAAATAACGTTAACTTATCTACAAAAAGGCTCCGTTCTATTAATTATGAAGCTAATACAGGGGGAGCTATAATTAATAATTCCAACGGGAGGCTATTGGTTATTGTAGAGTATTTCAGTGAAGAAAATGGGAATTATGTGAAGCAAAATCCCTATACATCTGAAAAGATAAAGCTCGATACTGCTTACCCATTTTTTAAGCTGATCATTAAAAGAGACGATGAAACTGCCATATCAGTTTCTGACATTGACGGATATATACTTTGGAGTAAATATTCTATTGAAATAGAAAATGGAACACTGGATAGTTCTACAGGCCAAGTTATTATCAGTTCCAATGCTTCAAAACGGTTAAGAACAACAGGGTATTTGAATACTTCATCCGCAGACACTATATTTAACACGTCAAATGGGAGTTTGTCTGTACTGATAAATTATTACAATGCAGAAGGGGATGATTACGTCAAACAAATCCCTTTTTCAGACAGTTCTTCTATAATGCTGGATAAATCATACCCTCTGTTTAAATTGATATTAAAGAAAAATGATGATACTGATATTAGTGTAAACGAGGGGCTCGCAATCACGATTGGGAATGGGGGACTTAAAAACACAGTGGACGTAATTTACAATCAAATTAATATAAAATCCGATAGCCAAATAAATTTGGAAAATGGGACACTCGATGATGCAACAGGCCAACCGGTAAATAACGTTAACTTATCTACAAAAAGGCTCCGTTCTATAAATTATGAACCTGTTGTGCAGGGTACTATAATTAATAATTCATCCGGAATTTATCAGATAATTATTGAATACTTTGATGCAATTGGTGGAAATTATGTTGTCCAAAAGCCTTACACAACAGACAATATCTCTTTAGACAGCTCATATCCTTATTATAAAATAATAATTAAAAGAACTGATGACAGCAATATATCCCCTTCTGATATAACTAATATAATTTTCCTCCGCTTAGGATACAACTTACTTGAAAGTCTCAAAAAAGATATATACGGTGACAGCACTACAAATAGTTTGGCCTTTGAAAACGGTACGCTGGATAGTGCTACTGGCCAAGTTATAACAAATGCTACATTAAGCCCTAAGAGATTAAGGTCCGTTGATTTTATTAGCGTGGCAGAGTCGCAAATCGTACAAAATTCTTCAAATGGCAGTTTATTGATACTCATAAACTATTACAATGAAATCGGAGGAAATTATGTAAAGCAGATTGATTTCTCGGCTGATGACATAGTTTTGGATGGGTCATATAAATACTACAAATTAATTGTAAAGAAAAGCAATGACGGAGAAATTGCTGCTTCAGAAGCGACAAGTATATCTATATCGGCAGGAGGATTACTATCACGCATGGCAGCTCTTGAGAATAACAACTCTAATGGAACAGGAATAAACGATGTCCTATTGAAATCGAATGCCTTGCTGTTAGACTTCATTCTCCCTGATGTTCCAGCCCAGAACGGAACGGATGAAAAAGCGTTGCTCAATCTTAATACAGTAACAGTTGCTGAATATTACGCAGTATTAAATACCATTATTAACAGCAGCGGCGGCTACATAAAAAAGGAAGTATGCGGGAAAGACGCCAGTGGAACTTATGAAATCTGGAAACTTACTTTAAGAAACAGTACAGAAGTCAAGGCACCAAGAAAGGTCCTTATAGACGCCAACGTGCACAATGGACAGGGTGACCCGATTGATCCCGCATTCACGGTATTTTGGCTGTGCAAATTTCTTTCCGAAGAGTATAAAACTGACAGCGTTGCAAGATATATAAGAAACAACTATGACTTTGTAATCATTCCCTTGGCCAATCCATGGGGGTTGGACAACAAATCGTACGGAAATGCAAATGCGGTGAACATAAACAGAAATTATGACTACAATTTTGTTCCGGACATGAAATTCAACTATAATACGACATCGGGCCCTTCCGCATGGTCAGAACCTGAAACACGTTATATCAGAGACATGGTTCTTGCCAATAAAGATGCCTATTTTTGGATGGACTTGCATTCATACGGTGATGGCGTTAGAAAAAAAGCATTCTATGTCGTAGCCGGAGATGTCCTTCATCCGTATAATGCAGATAGGGCAAGGAGGGTATTCCAATACACTAAGAATTTGATTGATGGCATTGAAGTACAATGGTATGACAACTATGACTCAAACGGTTGGGGACCAGCTTGGGGAGCAAAAATACAAGGTATATATTCACCCAATCTTGAGTGTGGTAATGCCTTGACTGACGGCGTCAAGTATTCAAGTGGAGCTTTGACTTCAGATTTCTACGATTTGATAGGATTCTTAATGTTTAACAATTAGATCGATATGAGCAGTTTAGGTACAGAATTGAAGATTAACGTTCATCTGGACAGATTGGACGGATACAGGATGAGTGACATTGATTTCACCTGCGATTTCTATGTTTACACCAACCGCAGGGTGACGGTGGCCAAGGAGCAGATGATAAAGGCTGACGACGACAATTACGTGGCTTTGGTCGACTCATCGAAGTTGGGGACGGGTACAATCAAATGCCGTGTCACTGCTCACATACCTGATGCAGACTTTGTTGATGGAATCCGTACTGAGATTGAGGAAGTGAATACGGGCATTACAATAGTCAGATGAAATGGGATGTCTGAAGGTCATAACAAACCGTATCGGTGACGGAATCCATGCACATTCCGCACGTGTCGGAGAAGGCATCCGGATTCTTGCCGACCGGATGGGAGGCATGAAGGTCACCTGTGGGCTTGTCTGTTCGGTGAACAAAGCGAGGTATCTGAACGTGGAGCCCAAGGCCATATTCCTGATGCCCGGCAATGACTTCCGCGATGATGTACTTGTAACGGCCAATGTGGATTGGCTGGTGAGATAATATAACTATATGTTTAATTCAAAATTATTGTATTATGGCAAAACCAAGTTGGTTACAGATTGACCCGGCATCGGGTAGTGGCAATGGCAGTATCAGCAACAGCGCAAGTGCGCACACCGGACGTGTGGCCCGTACAGGCACGGTGACAGTGACAGGTGTAGGCGTAGGCGTACCCGCCACCTATAAAGTGACGCAAACTCCGAAGGCGGAGTTCGCATCTTTCGACAACGGAGCGGAGATGTCGGCCCCCAAGGGAGGCGGAGCTGTTACAGTAGCCGGAAAAACTAATTCGAGCAAACTTACATTCAAATGGCAGGGAGAAGTTGCGGATGTGGTAATACCCCAATCCTACCAGGCCAATGGATCGTCAACGAATAACGGTGAATCCATCGCCGATGACCCGGGTGCGGCTGCAGAGTTCGCGTTCAGCGTCGAGTTTACGTTCCCGACCAATACGACAATCGAAGAGATTGAACGGGTGCTTATCGTTGAAGCCAACGGTGGTCAGAGCGCCCAGATTACCATCAAGCAGGCTGCCGGGGATGCCACGTTGTCTGTCACTCCTACAGAGATTACCATTCCGCAGGATGGAAGTGCGGTATCCGTACAAGTCAAATCCAACACATCATGGACCGTATCGTAATACCCTGGAGAACAGGTACCGGATATATTACCATATCGGAGGCAAACGGGGAGATTTTAATCTCCTCCGATGCCAACGATGGTGTGGAGAGAGAACAGCAACTCACTTTCAGGACCTTGACAGGTAATGCAAAGGCCACCCTGACAGTTATACAAAAAGGAGCAAGAGTTGTTTTGAGAGATGATAACGCGGCAGTTCTTAGAGACAGCTCACAAAAAATTCTAACAGCTAAAATTTGAATATGGAATACGGAGATTTAAACTTAGACACAGCCACAATTCAAGAGAGACTTGACTCCATACCTGACATACTTGAAAGGCTTGACAGCGCAGAAAAGAGGCTGAGTAGTTTGGAAAGCGCTCCTGTAGAATTACTATTTGAGCAGGGGACAGTGGACGGAACAACCGGTCTACCACTGTCTGCGCAACAAGCTGGCGCTAACCATACGAAAAGAATAAGAACGGCTCAATACATAGAGAATTTCGGAGGAACTATTCTCAACGCCTCCGGAGGAACCATTATGTGCATGGCTCATTATTACAATCAATATGGTGGTGAATCTGTTGCGCAGGAAAGCTATACAGCTGGCAATTTAGCACTTGATTCATCCTATAACTATTTTAAGATCATTTGTAAAAAAACAAATGGCGGAGAAATATCTCCGGAAGAAGGAGGTGCTATAATATACAGAAAGCAATGAAAGCATTCCCCAATTCGGGGAGTGCTTTTATTGCTTTTGGTCAGGGGCAGTTACCCGGACCCAGGTATTGTCCATTTTTTCTTCTTTCTTAATGGCCTCCATACCCCTCATGACGCATACGTGATTTTCAGGGACATCCTTTACAATTATGCAATTGGCTCCGATTCGTACGTTATTGCCTATTTTTAAGGCACCAATTATTTTTGCCCCACAACCAATATAAACATTGTCACCGATAATGGGAGAACCGTTTCTTTTCGACCCTACCGTCATGTTACTGCCTATTGTCACCTGATGGAAAATGACCACATCCTTTCCGATATGTGCCTTGTGGCTGATGAAGATGCCATGCAATCCATGCGGGAATATTGGTATGGATTCAAAAGTAGCGCCCAATCCGATCCATGATCCAAATCTTTCGAGATAAGCATAATATAACACCTCTTTGTACCACCTGTAATTCTCTTTACAGGACTTTCTCAAGCGCCAAATATCATTATGATAAAAGATGTTCAACAATAAAATTGGATTGAGCTTGATGAGTAAATTCAATGTCTTTCTTAAATATTTCAT